AACATCGAGATGATGGCTGTGGAGGGTAGCGACATCCAGATTCCGGTGGATACTCGTCTGGCAATGGTGGCCACCCTGCAGCAGTCGGTGGAAGTTGGTGACCATATCCTGCACATCTGTCAGGTGGATAAGTTCCTGGGCAATGAGGACAAGAAGGGCCTGTATGCCTGGAACGGCTTCGGGAAAGTTGCACCTGCGGCAGAAGGCTAAATCTTAAAACGGGAAGGAGGCGTTAGCGGTGGCTGTCTGTATTAAAGACTGTATTCAGAACATGAATCTGGTGATCGGCTGTACGATCGGTTGCAGCTACTGCTACGCCAGAAACAATGTCCGCCGGTTTCACATGATCGACGACTTTGAAAAGCCGGAGTTTTTTCCCAATAAGCTGCGGCTGATGGAGAAAAAGCGCCCACAGAATTTTCTACTCACCGGCATGAGCGATTTTTCCCACTGGAAGTCAGAGTGGCGGGAACAGATATTTGCCAAGATGACTGAAAACCCACAGCATCAGTATCTGTTCTTGACTAAGAGACCGGAGGGCATCGTCTTTTCCACCCCATTAGACAACGCTTGGTTTGGTGTAACTGTTACCTCCAGTAAAGAGAAAAACCGTATCCGGACTTTGCGGGAGCATATCCATGGCGGACACTATCATGTGACCTTTGAACCTATGTTTGATGATGTTGGCATGGTGGACCTTACCGGAATTGAGTGGATCGTCATTGGGACTGAGACCGGACATAGGAAGGGCAAAGCCGTATCGAAACCGGAATGGGTGTGGAACCTGACACATCAGGCCCATGCGCTGGGCATCCCTGTATTCATGAAGGAAGATCTACTTCCTATCATGGGAGAGGCACAGATGGTACAAGAATTTCCCCCGGCCTTTTACCGGGTATTGGAGGAACAGAAGACATGGCAGAAGTGAAAGAGAGCGGCATTCTGATTCAGGATGTCGAAACCAAAAATATTATGACAAAATCCACCCTGCCGGTGGGCGGCTATTCGGTCAATCCTTATGTGGGCTGTACCCATGGCTGCAAATACTGCTACGCTTCGTTCATGAAGCGGTTCACCGGCCATACTGAGCCTTGGGGTACTTTTCTGGATGTGAAGCATTGGCCTGCCATCAAAAATCCCCGGAAATACGCCGGACAGCGTGTGGTCATCGGCTCGGTGACGGATGGGTACCTGCCTCAGGAGGAACAGTTCGAAAATACCCGCAAGCTGCTGGAGCAACTGAAAGACAGCGGCGCGGAGATTTTGATCTGCACTAAGTCTGACCTGGTAGTACGGGATATCGACCTTCTGAAAGAGATGGGAAAGGTCACTGTTTCCTGGTCGATCAATACGCTGGACGAGGATTTCAAAAACGATATGGACAATGCCGTCAGCATCGAGCGGCGGCTGGATGCCATGAAACAGGTTTATGACGCAGGTATCCGCACCGTGTGCTTTATCGCTCCGGTTTTTCCCGGTATCACGGATTTCGAGGCCATCTTCCACCGGGTGAAGGACCAGTGCGACCTGGTGTGGCTGGAAAATTTGAATCTGCGGGGCGGTTTCAAAAAAGACATCTTAGACTATATCCAGGAGAAATATCCCCACCTGCTCCCCCTGTACGACACCATCTACAACAAGGGAGACAGAGGCTATTTCCGTGGTCTGGAAGAACAGGCGGAGCACCTTGCAAGAGAATGCGGTTGTCCCTTTGTGGACAACGAACTCCCCTACGGCCGGGCAGAGCCGGGACATCCGGTCATTGTGGATTATTTTTACCACGAGGAAGTACGCGGCTCTGAGAACACCGGGAAGCGAACTCAAAAAGTATGATCTTAGGGTGCTCTGAAACGTAGTATGGAGAATCAACACCCACACTCTAAGTTACGTGTGTCAACGTGATAAAAATTATATTGGACAAACGCTTGACAACTTTTGTTTTGTAATTTCAAAATTTTCTCTGACCCACTTTTGACCCAGAATCCGAAAAAAGCGGGCAGGGCTGGACGGAAACAATGGAAAATCCGCCGAGCGAATGGTGGTAAAAAGCACAAATCGAAGCCGAAATGACTCCGATTTGCCCTTGAGACAACCTACGGACCAGAAGGCCGGGGGTTCGAATCCCTCACGGCGTACCATTAAGCGCATATCCGAACCCTACATTGTGTGGGGAACGGTATTCGTTCAAACCAAAAGACACTCCTTACCTTAATCGGTAGGGAGTGTCTTCTTTTATTCTTCGCCGGAATACCCGTTCGCTCTGGCGCATTTCAGCGCACCCAAAATCATCTTGTCCTGAGCCAGTGTTCGTTCTTTCAGCTCATAGAGTGGAGTGCGACGATGATCGTCCCATTCAATGAGCTGCTTTTTATCATGAACGACTTGACCCTCATAGAGATTGATAACCTTGTCGAGCGTGATTTCTTTCAGCACTTGCATTTTCTCACCCCTGAGCGTCCTCGTCTGAGGTTTCTTTTGACTTGACCTTAATGCCGTACAGAATGGCGAGTTCGGCAGTCCAAGCCGCAAACCAGCCGACCGTCAATTCTGTGTCAACCGTGTGGCCGCAGGCGTTCAAAATCAACACCACAACGGCATACCAAGTCAGATTGAAGATGGACAAGATCGTGAACTTCGTGCGCTTTCTCATTTTTTTCTTCTTCGGCTTAGGTTGCACTCGTTTACCACCCATAGGGCTGATTGCCACACCATCGTCCATGTATCGCTCATAGGCTTTGATACGGCAGACCTCTTTGAAATAGTGGTCGATCATATTGGGAAGCATGAGAGCGTTCGTCTGAGATACCTGACTGCCAAGACCCAAGCCCACAGAACCGAAGTCCGTAATAAAGCTGTTCGCAAGCTCCCTGATTTTCGGGTCATGAAGTCTGCGGTCGGCTTCACGGAACAACGGCTCGTGTGGAGCTGAGTCAAAGAAGCTGTGAAAATCGTAAAGCAGAACCCCTCCTTCCAGACCGTACTTCCTGTAATGCCGTTGGAGGTAACAGGTCATACGGCGCAGGGCGAAGTCCATACCTCGGTGTTTCAAGCTGGCGGAGTTGTCATAGATGAAACAGGACGAATAGATGGGAACTAAGCAGTAGTCACACAGACACTTTTGAACCGCTCGTTCCGTGATAGCCGCAAGCTGAGCGTCCGTGGGAGAAGCGGTGTAGCCGCTGGTGGGCTTGGTAAAGCTGAAACCGTTGGGGTGCATGGTTTCACGGATACGAGTCACCAGCGCGTCATAGCCGCCGCCCGTGAGAGCGTCACGGGTCAGCTCGGAAGGAACCTTCACGGGGGCAGGAGCGTACTGGATAGCACCCAGACCGAGAACGTAGGTGGTATAGGTCGCCGCCTTGGAAGTATCCGCTGCGGTGGTGGGACAGCCATCGTCCACGACTACGGTCATGCCGTTCACCGTGCCGATACGCAGGGGGCGCTCCACGCCGTTTGCGTCCGTGTACTTGAGAAATTCCAGCAGTTTCAGGCCAGCCATGTTAGTGGCGACCTTGCTGTGCATAAACACAAGCTGGAAAGCATCCTGATTGTCGCCCACGGCCTTCTGGATAGCGTCACCGATGGTGGTAGCGCCCATCTTGTTAGCGTCCGCAACGGTGGTAGAAGCGGAAGACAGGTCGGTGGTGTGGTTTGCCCAATCCGCAAACTCACCGCTGCCGGTCACGCCGAAGACCGCATTGAGGATTTTCAGCATGATGGACTGACGCTGTTTCTGCCAATACTTGGATACCTGAGACACGATCTGCTGCATGGGGTCGGCACCGCTGTTGTAATCAACGATGAAATCCTTCTCCTTCCAGCCGTGCGCACGACCGAATACGATACCGTTCTGAGCGCCGCCAGCGGGGTCGGTCAGGGTGATGTCGGTTGCGCCATCGTAGTTCTCAGGAGTGCCGCCGATGACCTTGTAGAAGGGCAGGGTGTAGAAGTCAGAGCCGTTAGCGATCAGCCGTGCCAGCTCTGCGTTCGGGGCGACAGCGCCGCTCTCAAACATAGCGGTCAGAGTGGGGTCTTTTGCGTTTGCCCAGTTGTAGTTAAACAGCTCAGGGTCAAACGGGAAACCGAGATAGGTAGCCATAATGTTTTACCTCCATAATTACTTCAAAATTGTCTGCCAGTCAGAATGTTCCTTGATGAATTCCAACTGGGCTTTGGTGTCGAGTTTCAGAAAATCAGCCTTAGTCATCTCACCACCCTTGCCACCGGCAGGGGGCTTGGGGGTTTCTTTCAGAACCTTGGCTTTTACATCTTTTTCATACTGTTCCAGAAACGTCTTCTGTGCGGCAAAGACCTTATCCATCTCACCGTTCGCCATAGCGGTAGCGGCTTCGGTCGCCAGCGACTCAGGATAGCCCTGTGCGGCGAAACTCGCCTTGTAACTGGAAACGGTCTTCTCCTTTTCCAACCCCGCCAGCTTGTTTTTCATTTCCTCGAACATCTGCTCATTTTCCAGCTTCTTGCGTTCTTCCTCAGAAAGCAACTCATTATGCTTCTTCTTCCAAGACGCAAGCTCGGAAGCAGTCTTGTCAAAAACATCTTTCTTCACATAGCCGGTATAATCAGGGTCGGGAAACTCGTAGTTTGCGAGGGCTTCCGCTTTCTGCTCTGCGGTCATATCCGCAAAGCCCTCAATGGTGGAAACATCAATCTTTGCCATACAATCGTTCCTTTCTGCGCTTTTTAAAGTGCATCTCCGCACTATACCTTTGTGTTTACGGTTCTCTCCGTTTTGTGATTTAAGGCTTCTCTGCCTATTCAACGCCTTACGGCGATTAAACCAAAAGAAAAAGGGCTACCAATACCTTTTCGGTATCAGTAGCCCGTAATGGCTGTCCCTACCGCCTATGCGATAGGCTGTTCATATTTCTTTTTGCTGCTGACCGCCCAAACAACCACTTTCTCGTGCCGCTCGGCGATCTCAACGGTCTTTCCCGTAGTCAAGATTTCCTCAATCTTCCTGACCGCTTCCGGGGTCAGGCGGATTTCCTTTTCCATCAGGATTAACCTCCTTCTGCTTGCTGGCGAGTTCAGCGGCCTTTTTCTCCTGTTCCTCAGCGTAATCCATGCTCATACGGTACGCAAGCTGCGGGTCGGAGAACATACCGCAATGGGTAAAGGCCAGAACGGGAGCAATCTTGGGATTACTGAGCATAGTGGTCAATACGGTCGCTTTCTGAGCAATATTTTCATAATTGCGCCGAGTAAAACGAACCTCCACGTTCGACAGCTTCAATTCCAGATCACTCAGATCGGAACAGATATGCAGAACCAGCTTCAAGAACTCTTTTTCGGAGAGCTTGAACATCAACTCGGAGTCCTTCGCTCTGGCTTCCGCTGCCGACCAACCATCACGCATGATGACCGCAGAGCCGGTATCGCTGGTGGAAGAACCACCGTTGCGGTTTGGCATACCGCAGATCGTCAGCACCGTGTTATAGAGGTGATCGACCAGTGTTTGTGTCTGGCTCTGGTTCAGTTCGGAGGTCAGATACTTGATCTCCGCTTTATACTGCGGGTCAATGTCCTTATACTTGATCGCACCCTCGTCCCGCAGCTTGGAGAAATCATCACCGGAAATGTCAACATTGTGAAACAGCATGAGCGCCTGAACAAACTGTTCTACACCGTCAAGACGGTTGCTGTCCACCGTATTGATAGCGTCCAACAGGGGAAGGACGATCTCAAAAGCTCCCAACCGAGCGTTGTTCGCCGGGTATTCGATAATGGGAATACCGAGCGACTGGGCTTCTTCCCGGACGATCATACTCTGGTTTTCAACCTCGAAATAGCGGTCTTTCGTATAAATGCTGTAAACCACTACACCGTCCGACCGCTGAATGTACTTCACACCCATTACGGGCGGTTCACCGATGGAATTGGCATACACCACGAAAGCAAACCGAGGGTCGAGGGTGTAAATCTCGAAGGGAGCTTCATCGCTTTCCTTCTCAAACACACTGTCGGGAAGCACCATGCGGTATGCCGTGCCGCAGATGTGAAACCAATCTGCCAGTTCCTTATCCTTTGCGGCCTTATCCTCGGAAAGACAGTAGCCGTTCAGAGTGGTGATCTTGTCGGCAACCATCTTATCATCGCTTCGGCTGACATACTGAATGGGTTCCCCCATTAGATAGCCGACCTTGAAGGACACGATCTCATTGGCACGGTTCTCGACCACATTGTTTTGAATCTCAGGGCGGACTTCCTTTTTACGTTTCAAAATCGGTTGCCTGCCTTTGTAGTAGGCATAGAGATATTCCATATCCGCTTTGTTCGACCAATGTGTGATAAGTGCCTTTCTCAGCACGTTCAGAACATTGTCCCGTGTGATCTCCGTCACATCGGTAAAGATTTTCTTACGACCGAAACAGCCCAAGACAGAATACCTCCCCTCTACCTATTTTCTCTCTTATCATTGTATCAAACTCTCCAATGGTTGTCAATACCAACATTTCATCATACCATTCGCCACAGCATTTGTCAAAACCAACCTTTCAATAGGGACGCTTGAAGACCTCCACCTTGCCCCCGGACAGCATACGGATTTCGTTCTCCAATAGGGAGAGGGAGTCAGGAGCGTCATCGTGTGGAACCTTGCCGGAGCGGGTGTAGGTGGTCACTTCCTTCATGAAGTTCCAATACTGACTGCCCCGCTTGTAGGTGGAGGGGTGCTTGAAGTAGAAGTTCTTCTTGATGTTGTCGGAAGCGAACTCGATACGGGTCTGCTTGTTGGAGATCGTGCGCTTCGTGCGGATACCAACAGAGTACCCTCGATCTCGAATAATCTGGTCAACATCTCTGGCATAATATTGACCGGCATTGTTGGACTCAAAGACAGCAGAAGCGACTTTGTTCTCAATCAGGCACTTGGCACATTCCGGCTTCGTCACCTCAGCGGGGGAGTCATCAAAGACCACATCAACGATATACACAGCATTGCCGTATATCATCGCCACTGGCATGGAAGTTGAGTCCGAGCCGCTTTCCGCCGTATCGCCAACGGCGATGATGGTATCCGGGTCACGGTCTTTCGGCAGCTCAAAGAAGTAGTTCAGCTCGTCCTTGTTGAACAGCAGACCCTTCGCTTCAAAGGGCTGTTGCTGGAACTCGCTCTCAAACTGCTCTGCGCTCAGAAGTTCCCGCTGCTCCCGGAAATATGCTGTGGTGAAAACCTTTTTGCCCTCCCGCTCGTACTCATAATTGCTCTCGTCCGTCACGAGATCGAGGGCGGGTATCTCGATCGCTCTCCAAGCCCAGCCCTCCCGCTGTGCGTGTTCCTGCACACGACCGATGGGGTCATACAGGGAATAGCGAGTGCCGGTAAAGACCATCGGCGTACCTTCAATGGCACGACCCATAATATCGCCGGAGATCACTTCCCACTTGTCATCAAGCCGCTGGCGGTTCTTCGCTTCCTCCCGACCCTCTACGCAGTCATCGAGGTAGAGGACATTGGTAGCTTCGGACAAGCCCACCTGCCGAGCGTCAATGGAACGACACATGATGGTGGGGAAACGGGACTTGCTTTTCAGGTTCACCGTCTTCGTGTCGGCATTGGTCTGTACCAGCCGTGCGTCCGGGAACACATCGTAGAACAGATACTCATTAGGGACTGTCAGATATTCCAGACAACCGTTGTAGAAGCTCTTTACAAGGTCATCGCCTGTCCCTTCCATCAGGGTCGAGCGGTCAGGGAACTTACCGGAGAGCATATTCACAAAATTGATACCCGTTTGAGACTTTCCCGCTCGTTTCGGCATGGAGATCGTCAAAAGGCGCAGCTTCCCGTCCAGAACATCTTGAAACCCCTGCACCATCGGTTTGAGATAGTGCTTCCGAGGGGCATAAAACCGCTTTTCCGGCTTGCGGTCGAGTTCAATGTAGGTCATGAAGGAGTCAAAATCATGGGGCGCTTCAAAGAGAAGACACCGCCGCCACTGTTCATAGAACTTCGCCCCGCCGCCACGGACTACCTGATCTGCGGAGAGTGCCAACAGCTCCTTGTTCACCTTATGTGCTGCCGAGAAATCCTCGGTTTCCCACTCCCGACACAGAGAAAAAAGGTCGCTGTACGCCCCGTTATCTCCCGGTCGGCGGTCGATCACGGCTCGGATAGAGCCGGAGAGTTTTTCATAATTCATGTGCATTTCCTTTCCAACAAAAAAACGAGCTACCCGTGTATTTCTACACAGATAGCCCGTCATGGCTGTCCTTCCGTCTTTACGGAAGTCTTATCTTGATTTTGCCATCAGCTCGGCAAATTCCCTACTGTTTTTCTTGACCGTTCTCTCAATCAACCTTCCGTTGCTGTAAAGCACCCTGAAAAGAACGGTAGCAGAAAAGATGTTTCGGGATTGGCTCGTGGCCTTTTTGATGCCGCTAAAACCTCCTACCACGGCACCGGCGCTGCCAAACATCAGACCGCCAACCGCCGCTCTACCGAGAGATACATTTTTGCCCCGGCTAATTGACTCCTGCCCCATGCCATCATCACAAGGCTCAGCGGCAACCGGAACAGGCTTTCCAACTTGCAAGGGGAAGGTGGGATATTCTTTTCGGAAATCCTCAATGAGATCACTCCATTCTTTGTCCGGCAAATCCCAAACGCTTTCTGGTTTATTTCCATTCATCGCCACCAAAGCGCCCGTAAGTGTTGCATTATCCGAGCTGACCATGATTTCAGTTCCGTCTTCCAGTTCCCTCAGATAAAACACAAACGGGAGAGAACCCTTCCCCATGCGAAACTTTGTCCGAACCTCAATGCTCTCATTCGGACACTCCTGTTTAACAGTACAAGAGTGTTCACAGACTCTTTTGATAAGCTGATAACTTTCGCTGGTAGTCATGGGTAATGAAAACTGATAGTACGCCATTATCAACCAACCTTTCTTGCCCGGTCATACCATGTAGAGCGGCTGATACCAAGCTCCCGGCAGCAGTCCGCCACGGTAATAAGACCGTCTTTTTGTTTTTGAGCGAGTTTTTCAAACTGCTCGTCATCAATCTCGGAAGCAGGTCTGCCGAACCCTCTGCCGGTCTTCACCGACACCCGCTTGCCATCGACAACCGGCATAGCGGCGATACCCTCAGCCTGCCGCTGTTTGGTCTTCTTGCGCTCCTGCTCGGCAACAGCACCGAGGACTTCAATCAGAATGTTGTTGACCATTTCCAGCACCCATGTCTGGTCTTTGAAGTCAATCAGCGTGGTCGGAATGTCGAGGATACGGACAATCACGCCCTTCTGCTTGAACCATTCCAGTTCTCGCTTCATTTCGTCCTTATTGCGCCCAAAGCGGTCGAACTCCTTGACGATGACTTCATCACCTTCCTGCACAATGGCTTTCAGAGCATTGTACTGAGGACGGTCGAAGCTGCTTCCCGTGATCTTGTCGCAGTACACATTCTCGTCAGGAATATCGAACTTCTCACGAGCGACCTTGAGCTGCCGAGCAAGGTTCTGTTCTTTGCTGGACACACGACCAAGGAAGTATTTCATGGTTCACTCCACCTCGTATCCACCGTCCGGCAGACGGGTATTGGCAGGAACAACGATGACCTTGTAATCCATCGCTCTGAGCATGGTGGTCAGCAGGGACACGGGAATGTCCTTGACATTCTTGTTGTTCAGACGTTCCCAAATCGTAGCGTTAGAGACATTGAGTCTTTTTGCGAGTTCAGCGTTGGAAAGAGACTTGGAAGCCATGATCTCTTTCAGGATTTCTCGACCTCTCATGTTTATCACCTCGGCTTTATTATACATATCAAGTGTTTTATTGTCAAGCGTTTTCTTGAAATTGATCTTTTTATTTTTTGCGGGTATTTTTCGGCTCACCCCGCCCTCGCTGCCGCTGGCATATCCCCCGCCCCCGTCACCCTTTCACGCCGCCCCGATTAGGCCGAAAAAAGCGCAAAAACAACCGCCCCGGAATAGCACCGGGGCGGCGTTCACTTATTTAATTTCAATATTTCAATCAGGATTTGCACCGGCAACAAAAGCAACAAAAGAATTAAATACACGCTTTCACCGCCTTTCAACCCACGCACACCCAAACAAAAGCGGGATTGTATTTCCGGCCTTTATAGGGCTTTACCGTGATATTACAAAAGCAATTTGCAACCCCTTGCGCCCATGTTTCATAACGTATAAACGCTTGCACCGTGTCGGGGGATACAAGATAGCAGCTTGCGCCGCCGTGCTTTTCCTTGCATATATCATGCCCTACACCTCCGTTAAAATACCGTATCCACAACGGTTAGAATTGTTACCCACAGATCAATATATTGAGTGCTATACCCGGAATAATCGCCCCTGTCAAATTCTGTTTTGCCCGTGATAACATAGCCAACTTGTTTTGCGCCCCCGTCTGATAGATCAACGAACATTTCCGACTTGTTTTTAATGGCATTTTTGGAAATGGTGATACAGTACTTTTCTTTTACCCGTTCCCGGTAAATTTCAAGCGCATTTTCCACGCTATCCGCATCTATGCGCATATCCGAAACAATGCCGCCGTCAATGTACCACTTTTTATTGTTGTATTCTTTCATTGTTGCCGTTGTTTTGAAAATGTAATTCATAATTAAACCCCCACTTTAATACATTCATCAAGTGGAATTTTATACCCATACACCTGGAAAAACGCCTCCCCTTTCCGGGTATACTGTATCTTGCGCCGGTGGAACGCTTTACCGCCGCCCAACGCCCCGGAAACACAATAAACATAATCGTTAACGCCGTATTCGATGCCTTTAATTTCAAGCCCATTCAAGCCGCTATAATATGCAATGCTTTCCCGGCTTTCACAATATTCCCGTTTATTCATGATTGCAAACCCCCTTTATAAAATCCCTTGCAAGGCTTTTCAGGCTTTCCCGCTGCTGTTCATAGGAAAGGCTATAATCATAGCGGATTTTTTCGGCCTGTTCTTCCACGGCTTTCACCTGTTCATAAGTGGGGCGGATATTTCCGAAAGGGGCATACCCGGTTATAATGGCAACCCCGCCGCCCATATCGTAAATATCAGCCGCCCACCCTTCCCGGCGTTGTGTATAGGCAACCGGGCTTTCATAGCTTAAAAGGGTCTGCAATCCGCAATAGGGAACGCAAATAATTTTATTGAAATTCGCCCGGATTTCTTTTTGTGTTGTCTTAAATTTCATTTGTTACACCTCTTTCAATAATTCATGTTATTAGCAGCACGCCGCGCATACATAGCTTTCAAACTTTCGGCGGGAGTCATATCCGCCGCCATACTATAATGAGGGGATTTTTCCACCGGCTGCATATTCCACCACGATTTCCCGCCGCCGTTCATATCATAGAACGAAAGAAAACTATTGACATGGCGCATTGTAGTAACAGAATAACCGCCCCACATACGAACGAACCGCCCCGCCGCCGTGATACGGCAAACAAAAGTATTATAGGACTGTAAAACTTTTTCGCCGTTTTCCGTTTCAATAACTTTTGCCTTTCCGTAAAAACTTTTTACCCGATCAGAACCGCAAACAGGTAAATCAAAAATCTTTTTCATAATGTGAACCCCTTTCAAACTCAAATTTGATTATCAAGCGTTTTATTGATGATTTGAGTATATCAAGCGTTTTATTGATTGTCAAGTGTTTTATTGATATTTTATCAAGTTTTTTATTGACGCTTGCAACCGTCTGAAAAACTACACTTTTTCACACTATACATTATAAAAGGCAAAAAACGCGGCCCCGGTGGAACCCACCGCCGATCAGCCGGGGAAAGGAAAAGCCGCCGACCTCGTGGGGAGATCGGCAGCTCTGTCAAAGTCGCAGACCCTCGTCGGAAAGTCGTTCGGGCGAAAGTCATGAAAGTCGTGGGAAAGTCGCAAAGTCGCTCGGCATAGTCGTAAGCCATAGTCGTAAAAGTCGTGAAAGTCGCTCAGTCCTCCGGGTCATAGTCGCTGGACGCACCCGCCACATCTTCGAGGTACTTCTTCTCCAAGTCCTCGGCGGGAACTTGATCTCCGAGCTGCTGGTTGGGTGTCAACACGACCTCCTGCTTGTCCGCATAGCCGAAATGGTTCTTCATCAGGAAGATTGCCGTGACGGGATTGACCTTTCCATTCTGTGCGTAATCTTCCATTTGTGCGTTCAAAAATTGATACGCTTTTTTTATAAGGTCACGGCTTGCGGGGGGTAAATAGTCGCTGTCGATACCATTAGCCCATGCCCACAATGTTTTCCTGTGTACTCCAAAAGCCAATGCCATTCCTGCCACACTCGGCTTCATATCGTCCTCAGCACAGATTTCAAGATACTGACCAATGCGTTCCTTGACCTGTGCAGGCTCTTTCATGTCAGGTGTCTCCCAATCCCACATTCTCAGCGAGTGGGTAATATACTTCCGGTTTTCACCCGGTTCCATGTGAACACTCATAGCGTCACTCTTGTCGGGTCGCTTGTTCCCACCAGTACCCTTCGGTCTACCACGACCACGCTTTTCCACAATTTCATCTGCCATAGTCGTTTTCTCCTTTCAAAGTCGCCAAGGTGATAAAGGTGAGTAATCGGGTGCATTTCCCTATAACTATTTCTATATACGCGCGTATAAGAGAGAGTTATAGGCATTTATGCCCGATTACTCACCTAACTCACCTAAAATACGAAAAACAATTTTTCAAAACACGCCAATTTGAAAAAAGTCTTTGCAAAAACACTCACCTTTATCACCTTTGTCACCTAACTACCAGTCAGCGTTGATGACCACTTTGTTTCCGTGGGCGAGTGCTTCCGTCACAACTCTCTCCACACCGTCCCAGTTGTAGACCTCTTTCTTCACGGCGTAATCGACAAGCTGCTTTGCCTGCTCGTTGTCAAGAACCATGTCCTTACCATACCAGTCGTTCTCCTTGGTTCGCTTCTCGTAAGGAACATAGTAGCCGAGCCTTTCCAGAAAGTCGTACCAGAGCCGACCACCGCTGTCGGTGCTGGTGATGTCCACCGTATTGATGAACTCACCACAATGAGGGCAGCGAACATCTTTGCGTTCCATGATCGTAATATCAAGACTTACTTTCCAACACCTCCTGAGCTATTTTCACCAGCTCGACCAAATCATAGAACCGCCGAGGGTCTAACCCGGTCTGTCGCTTCACCTTGTCCAAGTGATAGAGAACGGTATTTCTGTGTGCGAAAATAGCACGAGCAACATCGGTGACATTCATGTTATGATTTGCCATCGCCACAACAATGTGAGCGTCTTCCTTATTCATGGTCGATCTCCTTTCGCAGCTCGTCATAGAGTTCCGAAAAGCGGCGATTCCAGTGGCGCAGTCGCCAGAGGAATAGACAGCCTACAACAATCCATTCAACGGCGGCGACAGTTGTCAGAATGTCACTCATGTCCTATGCTCCTTTCTCGCAAAGCGATTGAGCAACACACTTACGGTGAGCTGACCAATCCTGTTCACATAGGGGCAGTTGAAGCGATCAGGGTGGGGAACACTGTTGCCAAGGTCGATGACCAGATCACGAGTGTTGTAGGAAATGTCCTTCGTGATAGTCGGCGTGGCATAGATCACCACATCACGGTTCATTGTGGCCTGCAAAAGACTCTTGGTTTTGGAGTGTGCCACCGTCACCGTTGCGTTACCGAGGGTGAGGTACTTTGCCAAGTTCTGAACGGCATGACCCCGGCCTACAATGGTAATGTCCTTAGCATGAACCAAGTCCAATGCCAGCAGGAGCGCCAAAGTCGCCTGAGACACCGATGACATTCCCTGTGAGTAGGAGTGGTCAATGTCAACCTCGGCGGTGAGCTTAATGTCAGACGGGACGGTTTCTCTGTCTACCACCACGGCCTTGTACGGAGGGCATGGGTACTGAGTGAGGTCACAGTCAATGCCTAACAGGTCAGCCTTGCGCTTGACCGCTTTCAGAAATACGCTCTCGTAGGAACCCAGCAACAGCAGTCTGCCGGTAGGGTGAAAGCGGGTGGTTTCCTCGTCCAAGGTGGCAGAAAGCGTTTTGATTTGCTCCATTACATCATTCATAGTGCTTCTCCTTTCTTTCAAAGTCATGGAGAGAGATCATCTTTTCACGGGTGAGTTTGTCAACCACTCGACCGATCTCCGAGTAGCCGCAGACCGCCGCCAGCCGTTCAAGGTTGCCCTTGGTCTGTGCCGTGACTACGATGGAAATACGGCGAAGGTTCTTTTTCTCAGTCTTCATCGCTTTCCTCCGTGAACACGGTTCCCTCGAACCCTTCCGCTCTGCCGAGAAGTCTCCACAGACCTTCTTCCTGTTCGCCGCAACAGGGACAGGATTTTGCGGCGATTTTTCCGAGCTTCTGAGGAAAGTCCTCGTCTTCCTCGACATACAGAAGGTGTTCACATTTACGGCACATGAAGACGGTGAACATCGGGGGTAGTGGAATAGGCCGCTTTCGTCCACAACGATGACAAACCCACTCGTGCTTCCAGTCTTCACGAGTCATTTCATTGCCACATACACACTTTTTACTCATGTTTATCCTCCATTCGGTCGTAATCGTCAGAGATTGCACAGTCTTCACAGCCCTTATAATAGAAGCAGTCCCGGCAACAGGAAATGACAGGCATACACCGCTCAGTGTATTCTTCACAGTTGGCAACAGGGCAAGTGCCATCAACGCAGGCAACACCTACATAGTCGGGGCAGTATTCAGGCTTCATCATCGCTGTCCCCTTCCGTCAAAGCTCTTGCGAGATCGTCAATCATCTGGTGCATGACTCTATCGCCAACATCATCTTCGTTCTGACACCAGAAGGAGAATTTCAGGTGTAGCAGCTCATGCACCAGCGTCTTTTCAAAATTGAACGGCACAATGCGGTCGCCGTAGCAGGCAGGGTTGATGATCTCAATACGAGCGGTCTTAATTGCTTCTGACCACTCGGTACAGCCTGTGGTATTACGCACCATCATTTCTTCGGGGTGAAGGTGGGTCAATAGCTTTATCCGCCACTCCTGCAAGCAGAGTTTTCGCTTCCACTTTTCCAGCAGGACGAGTTCTTCATTGGTGGCAATCATACTGTCACCTCCTGTTCACGAGGGAGTTTTACGGTGTTACCATCTTTCAGATCGTCAGTGCTGAGTTGATAGGACACCAACTGCATACCGTTAGCCGTGACCTCTACACCATTGAAGAACCCAGCAATAATGCCATCGGGAATATCAAGAGTAATTTTCATCACGGACGCTCCTTTACAATGCGGATTTTTCTTAGCCGCTTGCCGCACCGCTTACAGACTTCATAATTGCTCTGCCAGCGGTGAGAACCATTACGGCACTTGACCTGAATATGAACATACGGGTCTGCTGTGTGGATACCGAAGCGGCAGAGGATAGAATTGCATGAACGGTTCATTAGGACGCTCCTTTCAGTCTGAGGTTCTTGTAGACGGGGTAGCCCTGATACACAACCTTGCCGCCGTGCCACTCAGGGTGCGTTTCCATGTCGGCATTGAACCGCTTGGCAGAACAGGCAAAGTACCCGTTGGACTTGCACCAAATCTTGTAAGCGTCAAACAGAGACTTCGAGCGGGTGTTGACCCCCTCAGCCTGTTCACAGCGTTCTTCGAGGAACTGCAAGCACAGATCGTTGTCACGCTCGTACTGGTTGACTACCTTCCGCATGGTGGGGGACATTTTCAGACCGAACCGCTTGTACTTGAAGTATCCGGCGACCAGCCAAGCGAAAATGCCCTGCATAGCTTCCTGTGTCTGGAACTCATTTTTCAGGTTCTTGTCCTGCTCCGCTTCGGTGAAGTGGCGGTTAAACTCAATGACCCGTACACGGTCGGAAGCGAACAGGGACTTATCGCTGACGGTGGGAAGATCGTTGCAGGAGAGCCAAAGGGTGAACTGCGGCAGGAAGGTTGTAGCAGTCTCATAGAGGTTCCGGGCTTTGATTTCCTCGCCGCCTGTGAGCTGCTTGATCGTTTCCTCGTCCAGCTTGCCATACTGGTTACTCTCTGCCATTGTGACGAACCGCTTGCCTTTCAGGGAAGCCAGCATGGGGTTCGCTGCTTCGGCGTTCTTCGAGCGCTCCGCCTTGCAGATGATCGACACGGGAGACACGGAAGCATAATCACCGAGAAGGTGGTGAATTGCCGAGAGCATGGTGGACTTACCGTTGCGAGTGGTCTTGCCGTGAAGAATGAACATACATTCCTCGTTCGCCATACCCAGCATAGAGTACCCCAGCGCCTTTTGCAGATAGTCAGCCTTGTCTTCATCATTACAAGTGACCTCTGCAACGAACTTCTCCCAGCGGCGACACCGTGCGTCTTGCAAGGTGTAGTTAAAATTGGTCTGCATGGTCAGGAAGTCACGCCAGTCATGTTCCCGGAACTCCATCTTTTCGAGGTCGAAAGTTCCGTTCTTGCAGTTGATAAGGTAGGGGTTTGCGTCAAACTCCGCCGAAGCGATAGGAAGCACACTGGCAGCGTCTTTCATCAGCCGGTCACGGAAGCGCCGGTCGCCCATCTTTACGATGAACTTCATGTACTCGGTGCGGCGTTCTTCATTGGCGATCTCGCCGCAATAGAGAGCCATCAGGCGGCAGAACTCTTTGATCTTTTCCGCTACCAGCAGAGAACCCGTGTCCTTGCGCCATGCCCCCTCGGAGTAGGTGAACCAGCTTTTCGCTTCGGGGCAGTAGCGGGTATCATTCTTGTAGCACTCGGAGAACAGCTCCGCCATGCCGGACTCGTCCCACGAATACCCCGTGCCGCTGATCGGGTGGCTATGCTCCGGCTGTGCTTCCTTAATCTGAAACATCACACGGGATTGAGCTTCGTCCATGATGTAACGACCATTGGAGAGCTGGAAAAGAGCCTGTTCTTCGGGGGCAGTTATGATTTCATCAGCCATTTTTAACACCTCTTTTCATCTTTGGCGGCTTCGGTAAAGGTGTCCAAGCTAAGACCTTTGCTTTCTGCCCTTGTGCCACCTCACCACCCCAATTTCCGTTGAACTGGTATCCGATACCGAAGGTCTGATACATTCGGTTATACTCTCCGTAACGGAAATACTCGTACCAGCAAAGTACATTTTCGCCATTCGGAGGTAATGCTTCATTTGCCAAAGTCCAAGTTATAGGAATGGTTTTCACGATAGGTATTTTTTTTATAGCATGAAATGCCGTAGGAATATCTCGTACAGCATTTAAGGCGTTAGTTAGATTGATATATTGACCCATATATTCTCACTTCCTTTTCTTCATCGCTCTCGCCAGCACCACAGCGGCGCAGTCCTGAGAGTCTTCGTCCCACCATGCACAGCGCTGTTTCTGGCAGGGACAGAGGGGAATATCTTCGGGGCAGCTCATTGACAACGGACAGATTTTCTTCTCACTCTCCACTGTCTACACCCCCCCATAGAAGAAAGCGTTCTTCAAAGCGGTGTCCACATGACGCATGATCTCAGGCGGCAGAGTGCAGATGTACTCCCAGTCATCAGACACATCTACGACACGCACCTGTTCACATTCAACCATGCTCGGCTGTAAAGAACCCCAAGTGACCGCCACATGGGTCGGCATTTCCAGTCGCTTGATTTTAGTGGTCAGGGGAACGACAATGCTGGTGGAAGAAAACTGATTGCCGACATTGTTTTGCACAATCACCCACGGACGCTTACCGGCCTGAATATGACTGTTGGCAAGCATGGGAACATCAATGACAACAACATCGCCACGCTGATAAGGTTTCATAATTACCTCCTGTATCTGGTCACACTGTTAACAATCAACTCGACCTCGGACTGAGGGAGCGGCGGCTTGCAAGCCTGTTGATTGGCGTATAACAGCTCTTTATAAATCTCTGCTTTGGTGTATCCTTGGTTATGGAGCTGACCCGCCAGAGAAGTCAGGCTGAGGTTCCGGCTTCCCAGTGTGATAGGCGGGTATTCAGGCTTCAAATGCAGCTTGCCGTTTTCAGGGCGGCGATAGATGGGAGAATAGATACGCTGAGGGGCGACCGTGCCTGAGCTACTTTCCTTCGGCGTGTCGGGAAAATACTTCTCGATCACATAGTCAATCGCTGACTGGTTTTCAATGATCTCGGAAAAGATCAAAACCTCGCCGGTCATGATGAAGTACCGATTGCTCTTGTAAATCTCCACGGCGGCACGGTTGTTCTTGCCCTTGAAGGGCAGCTCACCACGAACGAGAATATGAACCCCTCTCCCGCTTCTGGACTTTTCCGTGTAGGACTGACAATGACCGATAATGTCAGCCGCCAGCGGGTTTAGAAGCCCATCAGTAAAGCCATCGTCAATGTCGATACCTACAACCCCTGTATCGTGAAACACATAGCCAAGACCGTCATAGTAGCCGTGCTGGACATTGTGTTCAGCGTCAATGTAATTCGACCATGTATCAGGATTAGAGGAAGAAGCCGCCTTTCTCACGGTGGCCTGCATAGGAACCTTTGACCCGTCCCACACATTGACCCATGCCTTTTCCCCTCGAAGTTCGGCGGGTACGGGCAGTCAGGTAAGAGCCGTCAGCCAGACGGAATTTCTTGGTGTCACCGACCTCGAACACCTTGTCAGCAAGGCCGATGGAAGAATACATATTGATCTCGTCCCAAGAACAGTCTTCCAGCTTATAGCGCTTCAGGGAGGGGCGACCGCCGAACATGACACCATACACAGAATTAAGGTGAAGTTTGACGGTATCGGTATCCACATAGCCCGTAGGCATAAGGGTTTCGATCATCTTCTTCTGAGAAGCGATGGTTTTCTCCATCTTCTCGAACTCGTCAGCGAGTTTCGCAATCGTGCTATTCATAAAGTTCTCCTTTACAAAATGATAGGTTCTGATATAATCAGATTGAGCTTTTACGCTTGCCGTTGATGGAAGTACCAGTTCCGTCAGCGGCTCTTTCTTTTTCTCGGCAGGGCGGGGTAAAACGCACCGGACAGCTCACAGAACAGCCAGAAGCAGCCAAGGCCGATACCCATACGAACCATGCCTGCGCCGAGAGCCATCGTGTCTTGCTCTACCGCACCAACGACACCCAATAGGTAGAAAAACGAGAGAAATGCCAACACTCCAAATACCTTTTTCATTATCTGTTCCTCCAAACCATAGGTTTCCATTGATACGGTGTTCCGTACTTCTGTTCGTACCAGCTCTCGAACTGCTTGCGGTTCGTTTCGTCCTTGAAAAACTCTCGGACAGATCGAGCAAGGAGTGAGCTGAACGCTTTGGCCTGTCCTCGCACTTCCGGGGCAAATGCACTGTCGCTCATGACACACCGCCAATCTGCCGCTCGTACCAGTCCAGAATGTCGATAGACTCAGCGATGATCTTGTCCACAGAAGGGCCGTTACGAGTCCCTGCGAGAATTGCACTCAGGACAGGGCCGTTCGTTTCAATCCCCCGCTTTCGGAGCATATCAATCAGCCACGCAAACGACAGGTGATTGATGCTCAGGCGATAGCGAATTTTCTCACGCTCTTTCACAAAACCTCTCCTTTCTTTGAATTGAGAACAATATTTATTGACAACCAGTGGGCGTAATGGTACAATTTACTTGCCAAACAATTAAACCATTGACCACAGCAACCGCCGAAAAAAGAAAACCTTTCGGGGGTCGGGTTTTTGTTGTCAAAATCTCTTGTTTACAATTCAGAGTATATCGCAGTTTTCTGCGAATGTCAATGGTATTTTCGCAGTTTTCTGCGAATTATTTTTAGGAGGTGCTATATGAATATTGAATTGACAGTGGAGAGAATCAAAACTCTCAGTAAAACTAAGGGGTTTAAGACCAAGTACATTTGTAAAAACCTTGGCGTTCGGGATAATTATTTTACAGATTGCAAAGCGAAAAAACTGATAATCCCCGATGATATTCTAAAGCCACTGGCTATTATGCTTGACACCTCTATTGACTATTTGAAAGGCGAAACTGACGACCCTCTCTTTCACTTGTCCTCTGTTGGTTTGACCACCGAACCTTATGAAAAGAATGGCAAGCGACCTATTTTCGGTCATGCGTCCGCAGGAAAAGGTGTCATCGCTCAGCAAGAAGCATTGGGGTATGAACAAGTTGACCCCGAATATGACTGTGACGATTGTTTCTGGTTGCAAGTGGACGGAGATAGTATGTCGCCAGTCTTAGACGATCACGATTTAGTGCTGGTTAAAAAGGTCACACCTCCTGAAACAGATACTCTTATGGTTGTCATTGTTGATGACGAAGAAGGATTTGTTAAGAAAATCAGCATTGATGAAGATACTGTAACCCTTCGCTCTTTTAATCCACACTATCCTCCCCGTGTTTTTGGCGGTGTTGAAATTGGACGATTGCGCTTTGTCGGTAGAGTCATGGAGTTAAAAAGGAGATTTGCATGAAAAAATTTCCAATCGACCTTTCCTGTCTGACAGAGGAAGAAATCTCTCAATTTCAAGAAGACCCATATACGCTCTACAATGGAGATCAAAATGTTGCTATCTACCTTCGGTATAGCTCCACAGGTCAAAGTGACCAATCCATTGAAGGGCAGCTTCGTGACTGCCGTACCTTCTGCAAAGCAAATCACTACCGCATTGTGGCAATCTATGTTGATCGAGCAACGACCGCTCGTAAAGATGTGGAAAAGCGGGTTCATCTCATGGAAATGATTTCGGATAGTGCAAAGCAGAATTGGGAATATATCATCGTCTGGAAGCTCGACCGTTTTGCTCGTAACCGAAATGACAGTGCAATTATGAAAATGCGTCTACGGAAGAACGGCGTGAAAGTCCTCTCCGCCACAGAACACCTCACTGACAGCCCTGAGAGTATCATCTTGGAATCTGTGTTAGAGGGTATGGCTGAGTTTTTCTCTGCCGAGCTGTCACAGAAGGTCACAAGAGGTATGCGTGAATCTGCCTTGAAGTGCCACAGCGTAGGCGGTCATATCCCCCTTGGATACAAGGTGGAAAATCATAAGTTGGTTGTTGACCCTGACACCGCTCACATCGTTCAAGAAGCGTTCTCTCTTTACGCCAACGGCGAAAGCGTAGCTGACATTTGCCGAAAGTTTAACTCTGCTGGATATAAGACTGCCAAAAACACGGAGTTCAACCGCAGCAGCTTTAAGGCCATGTTCCGTAACACTCGTTACATCGGCACTTATACCTACAAAGATATTGTCATCGAAAATGGTATTCCCGCCATCATTGATAAGGAGCTGTTTGAAACGGTACAGCGGCGGCTTTCTAAGACCGCCACAGCCCCCGCAAGGGGCAAGGCTAAGGTAGATTACCTCTTGTCTGGAAAGCTGTTCTGCGGTCATTGTGGGGCTTCTATGAACGGTGAAAGCGGAGCCGGTAGACACGGCAAGGTCTACCACTACTATTCCTGCTACACGAAAAAGAGGAAACTTGGGTGTGACAAGCGGCCTTTGAAAAAAGATTACATCGAAGGGATAGTAGCCCGTGACGCTCTTAACCTTTTGACCGATCAGCTCATTGATGAAATTGCAGACATGGCAATCCGACAGAGCGAACAGGATTTGATAAACGACACGCACATTCCGCAGTTGACCGCTCAACTGTCAGAGGTCGAAAAGTCAATCACGAATATCACCGCCGCCATCGAAAAGGGTATTGCTTCTGAAACATTGATGAACCGCCTTGTCCAGCTCGAACATGAAAAGAAAACCCTCAACAAAGAGATCAAAGCTGAGGAAAAATTCGTCTACCGAATTGACCGTGACCAAATCGTATTCTGGTTGAGTCAGTTCAAATACGGGAACATCGAAGACGAAAACTTCCGCAGACGGCTCATTGATTTGCTCGTCAACTCCGTTACAGTGTGGGACGAACCTGACGGGTATAAAATCACTACCGCATATAACCTAACCTCTTGCAAAACCAAGACTTTCCGGGTAGAAAAGAACCCCGCCGCCGAAGAAGCGACAGGGTTCGATTTTGGGGAGTCTGAGTGTACCAAAAGTCCTCGAAATCGTCTGATTTCGAGGACTTTTGCTTTTCATAAGTTGCCATTTTTGGTGTGCCGCCTTTCTCTGACCCAAACGCTGACCCAAACGGGACGGGGAGCGGAAACCATCAGACCGCACGGGAGAGGATGCTCCCCATGGTTTGCGCCGCTTTGATCTGCGCGTCGGTGGTGACGTGGGCGTAGGTGTCCAGCGTGAAGCCTGCGGAGTAGTGTCCGAGCATACTGCTGACCGTTTTCACGTCCACGCCGTTCTGGAGCGCCATCGTCGCGAAGGTGTGACGGAGATCGTGGAATCGGATGCGGGGCAGCCCAGCCCGTTTCAGCACCCGCTGGAGCATGTGCAGGACGCTGTCCGGGGACATGGGGCCTCCGGTGGGCGATGGGAATACCCATTCGCTGTTGCCCGTTTTTCTTCTTTGTTGCATCAGAACGTCTGTCGCATCCGCCGACATGGGCAGTGTGCGGTAGGCGTTTTTCGTTTTCAGCGGTGCCTCGACTACTTTGCCGTTTTGCCGTGAAATGGCCCGTTGGATTTTCAGTACTCCGTGCTGGAAGTCCACGTCCGTCCACTTTAGCCCCAGCAGTTCGCCCCGCCGCAGTCCGGTGGCGAGATCGAGGTAGTAGAGTTCGTACACGCCGCTGTCCCTGGCCTCCTGGAAGAAGGCGCTGAGTTGGTCGGCGGTCAGGGTCTTCATCTCCTTGTGCTCTACCTTCGGCAAGGCACAGCCCTGTGTCGGATTGCGGGTTACCAACTTCTGCTCCATGGCGAGATTGTACGCCGAACCGATCATCTGATGGATGTTCCGTACCGTTTTGGGAGCCAGACCTTTCGGCTTTTTCTTGGCCTCGATGCGGTCTACTCGCCCACCGTCCAGCAGGTGCTTGTAGAATCGCTGCAAGTCCAGAGAGGTCAGGTCTGCCAGCGGGATGCTGCCGATCTGCGGCTTGATGTGGTTTTTCAGAAAGCCTTGCGAGGTCTTGAACGTGGACGGTCTGAGTTTCACTCTGGCGTAGTTCTCCATCCAGACCTCCAGCCAACTTCCCACGGTGTAGGTTTTTGCCTTGCCGTAGTCGATACCCACATTTTCCTCGATGGCTTTCTTCAGCTTTTCCTTGACTTCTGTCTGCGTCTTGCCGAGAACGTTCTTGATGATGGCTTTGCCGGTTTCCGGATCGTGACCGACTGTGTACCGGCCCTCCCATCGACCGTCCTTTCGTTTGCGGATGTTCCCTTCCCCGTTCGCTCGTCGCTTTGGCATGGTATCAGCCCCTTTCGCAACGAACAATACCGTAACCAAGGGGACAAAGCTACCGGAAAACCGAACTGTTATCAAAAAGTTATCATTTGAAGGGGATGCCCTATCTTTGTCTGTGGCGGCGCAATTTTTGCGCTGCCGGAGGCGTTCTTCTTTGGTTACAGCGGTGCGATTTTTGAATGGTTGAAAGTCTCTTTTCAT